TGGGTTCAGACCCGCAGCACGACGCTCCATGGTTTCCCGGACCTGCTGGGCAAAAATTTCCTGATAATCATCACCGCGTTTGGCGCATTCTTTCTCATACGTACTGAGACCAGCCTCGATGAGCATGACGGCTTCCTGTACCTCTTTCAGCCCGTCAATAGCCATGCGGCCTGAGCCGATCCAGTTGGCATTTCCCCAGGCTGTTCTCGCTTCCTGAAAGCTGAATCTGGCTTTTGAAGGAAGTGTGACCACGCGGCGGACAATTGCCTCTTCCAGCCAGCAAAGAAACATCTGACAGGCCTGTCGGGATGCCACAAACTTGCGACGGCCCATGAAGTACGCCCATGACTCGTTAGCGCTTGCGCGCGCAGTCGAGTAACTCATCTGAGAATAATTTCGCGAAAGCTGCTCATACGACACACCCAGCCCAGCGGCAATATAGCGCAGCAGTGACTGTTCAAAAGTCGAGTAGCCGTTATCGGTATCCTGCGCCGACTGAAGGTTGAGAGAATCACCCGGCAACAGGTGTGGAACCCTTGCCCCACCCAGGCGAACCGGCGCAGCTGAGTAATAGGACGCCATTTCACCGAGCCAACCCGTCAGTTTGCTCTGCTGCTCTTTATTATCTGCGCCGAGAATGAAATCCATCGCCGTCTGCGTATCCAGCTCACTCTCGATGGTGGCAGCATACATGGCCTTCACTATCGCACTCTGGAGCTGGGTGTTTTGCAGGGTATCGAGCATTTTCATCTGCTCCATAACGCTGTAAAACGCATTGGCTCCACGGGTCTGTCCGTCCTCCATCGGTTCGAAGACATGGATAAAAGAGGGGCGCCCTCCGGGGAGCTCGCGAGGTATGTAGGTCCAGTTCTGCGCCATCCAACCAGGATAACCGTCATCGCTGACGTAATATCCCAGCGCCGCACCGCTGTCATTAATCTGCACACCGGCACGGCAGTTCCGGCTGTCGCCGGTATTGTTCGGGTTGCTGATGCGCTTCGGGCTGACCATCCGGAACTGTGTCCGGAAAAGCCGCGACGAACTGGTATCCCAGGTGGTCTGAACGAACAGTTCACCGTTAAAGGCGTGCATGGCCACACCTTCCCGAATCATCATGGTAAACGTGCGTTTTCGCTCAACGTCAATGCAGCAGCAGTCATCCTCGGCAAACTCTTTCCATGCCGCTTCAACCTCGCGGGAAAAGGCACGGGCTTCTTCCTCCCCGATGCCCAGATAGCGCCAGCTTGGGCGATGACTGAGCCGGAAAAAAGACCCGACGATATGATCCTGATGCAGCTGGATGGCGTTGGCGGCATAGCCGTTATTGCGTACCAGATCGTCTGCGCGGGCATTGCCACGGGTAAAGTTGGGCAGCAGGGCTGCATCCACACTTTCACTCGGTGGGTTCCACGCCCGCAACTGCCCACCAAACCCGCCACCACCACCATGATATCCCGCGTATTCCCGAAGGGATGTTTTCCCGTCAGGTCCCACTAAAGATGGTATTTTCATACGTAAAACCCTGCTGGCCCCCGGCGTCGTGATGTGGTACCAACCTGAGATTCAAGGTCAGCAATATATTTTTTGAGATCGCTGACTGATGTGGCTGTAAATTCCACTCTTCGACCGTCTTTCTGTACCGTCGCCACGCGCTTTCCCATCATCAGGTCATGTAACGCAGCGCGCGCGGCATCCAGTTCAGTCTGTGTTGCCATTATTCCTCTCCAGATAATGCCCGCGCGTAATCCGCCAGGGTCTTGTTATTGTTACGGCTGCCTTCTTCCTCCAGCAGGCTGGCCAGAAGTGAATCAAGATTTAGCTGCCAGCGGGATATGCTGATACGAAGCGCCGCCAGTGCATAAACAAAGCAATCGAGCGCCTCATTTCGTCGTTTTTTGCTGTCCCAGACGATCTTTTTCTTTCCGTCTACCCATTTTTCCACCTGCTCTTCAGCAGTTAGTTGTTGGGCCTCGGTTAGATCGTAGATTTCTGGGTTATTCGGGAAATGAACCGCTCCCGCCAGCGGCTCGTCTCTTTGCGCCCCCAGCGTGAAACGGTTATAAATCTGCTCTTTTGCGGTGTCTGTTCCTACCTCAGTGAGGTAAACGCCACTCTTGTTACGCTTGCGTGGCATGTTCGCCACCGGCTTTCCATAAACCGACGCACCCTTTATAGGGATCACACGAAACAGACCATGTTTTTTTGAGCGGTTGTAGACGATGGTGGGATCAATGCCGCCAATATCCCAGCAAGTGCGGGATATAACCATTTCGAGACCGTTCTGGCGCTTATATGTCCTGTTGATCGCCTCATCCACTCGAGCGAGAGTCGACTCATCATCATGACGACCCATAACGATGATTTTGTCGATAAGCCAGCTTTCCTCTCCCGGTCCCCATCCCCATACACGCATTTCGTAACGGTCAAGCTGGGAGTCAATACCCGCTGTTAGATATGCCACTCGCTCCGGCACAGACGCTTCAAAGTGCTCTTTGCGCTCCGCTAAAACTTCAGCATCGGGTCGTTCGCCTATTTTCGGTTCCCACGTTTCGCCCAAGGTCGTGTTAACGAAGGTTTTGCGCTTACCCGTATCACCTTTTGTTTTTATCCAGTCCTTGACGATCTGCACCCAAGTTGTGAACGGGCTGTAAGCGGTCCAGATGTGGAATGTAACGCTGTCAGGAGGTTCAATTTCAGTACCGGATGAAGCAAACCAGTTAAGGCCGTCTCGCGTCCAGATACCTGTTTCATCACAAATATACCTGGCCTCAAGGAAGTCCAGCTCCTGTTGTTTAATCACACAGGCATTGTGTTCACAGAGGTAGTAAACGCTGGAAGGTTCTCCCGGAGACCATTTAAAGCCAAATGGTGTCTCTTCATCGCCAAATTTCAGATACTGCTCTTCCCCGCAGTGTGGGCATGGAACATGGAACCGAAGAAAATGTTCTGACTCCTTAGCAGCCCTTTCTATCTGGCACGTACCTTTGACTTTCGGTGTAGAGCCGCGAATGGATTTTGGCCATACAGAACCCTCAATACGCTTATCTCCCAGAAAGGTGGGAGAACCTTCTTTCTCGATGTCATCATCGAAAGCGGCAAGCTCGTCGTAGCCAGCCACATCAACGGATTTTTCACGGTAGTTTTTTGCAGCCTTACCGCCCAGGCACCAGAAACCACGACCATTTGAGAAACGCTTCATGCTAAGCGTATTGTCCCGGTGTTTTTTGCCGTACCAGGGAGCAAGCGCCAACAGCGTCGGAATATCACGAATGGTCGGTTCGACATGAGACTTCATGAAGTTTTCAGCGTCACCGTCGGTTGGCAACCATATTAGGGAGTTACGCTGTTTATGCTGGATGAAATATGCGTAAACGCCGAGCAACATTTTTGAGTAGCCGACACGAGCAGATTTAACGACATTCACTTCGCGGATATAGTCATTGCCCATCGCATTCATAATTGCACGCTGAAATGGCAGTGTTTCCCAGCGCCCTTCCTGGTAGGCAGACTCTTTCGGGAGATAGTAATTCTCATCTGCCCATTCAACCGCTGTTTGCGGTTCTGGCCGGTAAAGCGAACGTAGCCCCGCCCGCGCAGAGTGCTGCAGCCCCTTAACCTGACTGTTCGATATATTCACTCAGCAACCCCGGTATCATTTCATCCAGCGCAGCTGCTTTGTTCATGGCCTTAATGATGTCCTTCTTGAGGAAATCAATATGTCGGTTCTCCAGCTCCGGGAAGCGCCGCTGAACCGACAGAGGTATTCCATCGAGAATGCTGGCAATTTCTCCGGCTACCCGCGACAGCACGAACGTGCAGAATGCGGTCTCCACCACTTCAGCGGACTCTTTTGCATTTTTTAATTCCTGAGCGTCAGCCTGAGCTCGCGTAAGTCGGTGTCGCTCATATTCAATCGTGCCAGGTTGAAGATCGGACTCAGAAGCAATGCGGAGATCTTCAACTTCCTTCCGCAACTTTTCATTTTCTATGGCTGCATCGCGCGCACTGTACCATTCGATTGCGGCAGCAGATTCAAAGAGAACCTCATTACCCTTGCCACCACCGCGGGCAACCGGCATACCTTGCTCCTGCCAGTTCTGAATCGTTCGGACGCTCACCCCGAAAATTTCGGATAAGCGTTTTTTGTTAACCTCCATGGCTCACTCCTGGCACAAAACAGAGAAAGGAAACAATCAACGGTTAACTTCCGTTTTCCATGCTTAGCATTTCCTTTCTGGAGAGAGGATGTTTTCAACAAAAACAATGAGAAAACAAGAAGAAGAACGGAAATGGCATAAACCAGAAAATTTTCATAAATAGCGAGAATCTGCGAGGTCGCCGCCCCGTAACAGAGCAGGTTGCCGGAAAGGACCCACGAAGCCCTGCATGACCCATGGGGACAGCATCAGCGTCCTATCAGCTGAGTCCATAGCAAGCCGCCAGGCTGGCACTGACGCACCATACAGTTAGTGCCTCTGCCTGTTGAACCTGGCTGACTTCCAGTTGCTACTGGAATACCCTAGATTAACGAACATTAAAAAAGCTACCGTCTACGTCAGTAGCTTTGTAGAAAATTGAGGAGATTACGCTTTTAACTCTTTCTTAGAAGTTGTGAGTATATTTTCGAAAAGAGTCTGAGTCATTGACAACAAATGATCTTCTGCTTCATCTGTAGGCAACCCCTTAAAGTGTACTTCATAATCTACCTTTCGCTCTTCTTTAAGATAATCCTGTAAAAGTTTTGAGGCAGTTTCAGTTATTAAAAGCGGTCCAACTTGACTATATTTCGTTATCAAGATCATTGCGCGATTAGCAGCTTGTTCTAAGCTTTCTAACTGTTCGTCAGTAAGCTTTACAAAATTAGGATACTCTTCTGGCCCATCACGCTGAAATTCCCTTAGTTCAGAATAATACTCCTGGATAGTTTTACGCTGATAAATAGCATCGGTTAACTCTATGAATGCTGCTGCTCTTTTTTCCCACCATTTTTCGCTGTAAAACCGCTTTAATGCGAATAATGTAGCCACCCACGCCCCGAAAGCACCTGAAGCCAAACCTATCACTAATTGATAAATATAGTTCATAAACCCTCCGTTTTTTAATCGGAGATATTGTGCCTCAATAAACAGGATAATGATACGACACTTGATTCGTATCACCTGAAAGATGATTTGAAATTTTAACTTCGAGAGGATGAATGTTAATGACGCTGATCTTCTAATTGACGAATTCCAGCTAAGTTGTTGTTGCCCTTTTCAATAACAGCCATTAGCGGTTTAATCCACAACACTGCCTGGCAATACGTCATTGTGCGGGAGGCAGCGGTACTATCATAGGCTGCGTCAGGTCTGCCGGTATCGGTGTACATGGCGCTGGAACGTAAACGGTACGCGTATTCGTACAGCCCACCAGCAATGTCAGCAGGAACAGGCAGATCACAGGTTTTTTCACGGCGGAGAATCTCCCGGTATTCGATAACGGTTTCTTCGGTGCTGGTGTCGATCAGGGAGTTTAGCCTGTTTGCATGCTCTGCAACCTGATTGAACCGATTAAAGTTGAAAGCTTGAGTGGCGATCACCTGTCCCTGCATAGAGTTGTCACTTCGCAGAACGTCGTTATCGCTCTGAAGGCTACTGGCGTCTGAGCAACTCTTAACGAGAGCGACCGAAAGGCCAGCAATAACGACAACGCCGATAAGACCCAGATTAATTTTCATTGGTCCAGCCCCCAGCACGCCAGCGCACTTTCCTGATCGCGCCGCTCAACCTGTCCATAACAGCCATTATTCTGGCCTTTAGTCAGGCGGCAATCACGGCCACCGTCTTTAATCCACCAGCGGATTGCCTCGCATGCACCGATGCGGTCACCTGCGTTGACGCGCTTATAGAAGGTCGACGGGAAACATTTACCTGGGCCGATGTTATACGGGCAGAAAGATGCGATGCCCACCTTCTGTGGCTCTGTCAGAGGCACTTTGATATTGCGATCAACCCAGGCTAATGCCTTATCGCGTTCAATAGCGTTAACCTGCCGGCATTGTTCCTCAGTGGCCGTCATGCCCTTAACAACACGCCTGCCATCGATAACGGTCACGCCGTGACATAAAGACCAGACCCCACCCGGATCAACAACGGCCACCAGCGCATTGCCTTCTTTCTCGCTGATGAATTGGTCGAAAATTAGTGGAGCAGATGCCCCTGACGCGATTAGCGCCAGCACTGCTGCGCTGAGCTTTGCTTTGTTCGACATCATTCCCCCCGCGCAGCTTTGCGGCGATCCGCTTTGATTTGGAAGTACAGACTCGTTAACCACGTCAGCAAACCAAACATGAGACTACCGAGCACACCAATGGCCGCCCATTGAGATGGGGAGACTTTATCGAGGAGCTGAAGCAACCAGTATCCGGTCCCCCCTCCCGATGCCCCGTATGCAATACCCGTCGTGATTTTTTCCATTCGATACATGCTCTCACCTCGCTACGTTGCGGGTGTCCAGTTGAGGTAATAAAAAGGGCCGCGATAGCTACCCAAGCTTTTATTCCCCTGCCAGCTGCCTTACCTCACTTACCGTCTGGTTGAAACGTTCCTCTTCCAGTTCTACGCCGATAGCCTGGCGGCCCAGTTCAATGGCTGCTTTAACAGTTGATCCCGAGCCCATAAAGAAATCAGCTACCACATCGCCGGGCCTGCTGCTGGCGTTGATGATTTGCCGCAACATATCAGCGGGCTTTTCGCACGGGTGTTTGCCTGGATAGAACTGGACGGGTTTATGTGTCCAGACGTCTGTATAGGGCACGGCTACTGTCACAGAGAAATGCCGCCGAAGAGATTTGTACTCTTCCAGCAGATCAAGGTATTTCCGGTTCAACGAATGCCATGTGGCCACCAGCTGGTGATGCGGTGCTTTGAGTTCAGAGGCGCGGTGCTTCTCAATGGCGATCTGAGTGAACAATTCCTGCAGCTTTTCATAGTCCTGCTGGTTCGGTAGTTGCCACTGACTGGCCCCGAACCAGTGGGACACCATGTTTTTCTTTCCGGTGGCGTCAGCTATCTGCCTGGACGAGACACCCAGTTCAGCTCTTGCATCTCGAAAGTAGGTGATTAACGGAGCCATGACGTGCTGTTTGACCTCGTTGCTTTTCTCAGCAAACCCGTCGCTTTTCGGCTTATATGGCCCCTGATAGTGCTCAGCGAAAAGGATGCGTTCCGTTGCGGGGAAGTAAGAGCGAAGACTTTCCTTGTTGCATCCCTTCCAAGGTCCCGCTGGTTTCGCCCAGATAATGTGGTTCATGACGTTGAAGCGTTCACGCATCATTATCTCAATGTCTGCCGCCAGGCGGTGACCGGAAAAGAGATAAAGACTGCCAGCAGGTTTAAGCACTCGCCAGAATTGTGCGAGGCACAAATCAAGCCAGCGCAGATAATTCTCATCTCCTTTCCATTGATTGTCCCAGCCGTTGGGTTTCACTTTGAAGTACGGGGGATCCGTGACTATCAGGTCAATAGAGTTATCAGGGAGAGAGGCGATGTAATGCAGGCTGTCAGCGTTGACTAACTCAACACTGTTTATAATTACAGTATTTTTCATAGATCAGTAAGCGTAACTCTGATAGGCTCACTATGCTTTTGCGCTAAAGCAATGGGCCTTGATTAGCTTGTGACCTGAAAGCATGAGCTGATGGCTGGTGGGTGCTCCAACATCCACCAGTCGCCCATATTCACAGCAGAAAACCTCCGGATCTGGAGGCGCTCAATTTATCCGAATGGCAAATCCGACATCCCGAGTAGACCGGGAAAATTGCCATAAAAAAACCCGCTCACTGGCGGGTTTATATACTTTTGGCAAAATATCAAATTAGCTTCAAATATGGCTCATTTTGTTGCATTTTGCAAGCCCAATTGAGGGAGTTAGTGAAAGTTACCTCACATTTCCGCCACTTTCAGTTCCTGGTACTCTTCGTACCGTGACAAAATTTCGCTTAGTGCCTGGCTGTCCATTTCAGCAAACGAAGCTTTGAAAGCCGCCCAGTGGCCTGAATACACTCTGAGCCAGGTGGAACGCTCAACGCTGACCATGCGCGCCAGAGCTGCACCGGCATACTCCTGATAGGTATCGTTATTACGCGAGGCAGCAACTTCTTGCGCCGCCAGCCAGACAAGCCCTATCAGTTTTTTAGTGACGCGGCCCTGTATTTTTTTGCCGCTATGCTGACGCTGAAACTGTTCCCACACGTGCTGGCACATCAATGTCTGGTACCGGAAAGTAAGGTCATACCCATAGCAGTACCGCACCCATGCCTGCAAATGCTCACCCAGACCATTGACCGAACGACGCCATGCTGAACAAGCGAACTCCGTATCTTTAATAGGCGGCAAAGGTCGACGACGGCTCCTTGTCTCAAGAACATAAAATGGAGTGGCCAGCGTTGTTACAACCTTTGACCCACAACCTTCCCCACCCTCCATGACGATTTCAGGATGGTGCCGGGGGTATTTATTCTTATCTGCTGGTGGATGCTCACTGAACGCCTGCAGCTGTCCTTTTGTCGATCCTGATAAATCCGCCAGCGCGCGGCGCAGTTCAATCCGCGTATATTCCAGTTCTTGTAAATTCATTATGCTCAGCGCTCCATACAATTACGCTTTTGTTATTACGCCGATCGCCAGCGCTCGATTCATAAATCGGAATAGCAGCTCCAGCTGGGTACCGTGTTTTTTCTCGAACGCTGCAACATCAGCATGTAATTTGTCGTGACACTCTCTCCACAGAGGGATCACAAACAAATCGTGGGCTTTAGTGGCGGTACCGCCCATGCCGTGACCAATGACATGGTGAGGATCATCCGCTGGCCGCCGGCAACCTTCACAGGGCTGGGTTTTAACCCACCGGGTATAGTCCTCATTCACCCACCTGCGGTGTTTTGGACGCAACATGAAGGATTCAGGGGATTCAGGATCCGCATGCAGAGCCAGTACCTTTGGCTGTTCATAGGCTACTTCCTGATTTGCTCCATGCTTTAATTTCGCAGCCGTGACCGCAGGGGTGACCTTCTTCTGCAAAATTCTTTTTGCCGGGGGCATCGGCACAATGTCACTTTCTCGATATACGGATAAAAACGGCTCATCCGGTAATCGAAGCGCATGCTGGACCATCCTTTCCGTGATTGCATCAGCAATGCCTGAGTAAACGGCCCACCAGCACAATTCACCGAGGGATAGTTCACGCTCGTTGTTGTAGCCAAGCGAAGACAGGATGGAACTGATCAGCCAGCTAATGAGATTACGGCGGGCTAGTTCTGCCAGCGCCGCGGTGGTTTGCTCGCGCAGCTGGTTATCGCAATGCCAACAGAGCAATATTGATCCAGGGGGATGTCGCATTGTTACCAGCTCAGGATGGTGATAATCAGTGTGCGGGTACTGGCATTCCTTCACGTTACGCTCTAACCAGGATTCCAACCCGGACAAACCGCCTGCTGCACGGATAACTCTCTCGTCGGTGAAGAATTCCTCGAGGGACTTATCTTCTGCCAGCGGCTGCCTGGCATCAGGGACGAGCCCTGACGGAAGCCCAGCCATGCTTTTTGGCTGAGGCTCCACCAGCACACGCCCCTGTTGAAACAGAGACATCAGTTCGCTACCCGGCTTTAACACCACAAGCCCCAGGCGCGGAACAGTCTCGGCTGTAAACAGTCCTCTCACGCGGCATGCCCCTTAGCGATGTGTGCCGTCCACAGGCCGCCGATCCACTCGATGCCTTTGGGTGTAAAACGTGCCTGGCTAAAGGCGTAGTTTGTATCGCTCGTAGTGCCAGTTTTCACTTCAAACCGCCCGGCAGCAATGTGCTGGTGTCGCGGTGTCAGCACTCCACTGAGCCGGTATAAAATTCCGCTCTCAATGAGGAACAACCGGAAATCGGTCTCTTTGGCCTGCAACAGCTTTGCCACCTGGCGGAAAGACATTGAGCCTTTAGCAGTACAATACCGATCGACAAACTCAACTTTCGGCGCGGCAGCGGCTAACTTCTGGTTGAGTTGTTCTTTCTGCTCGGCCAGATCCGCGGCGAGACGTAATGCCTCCGGCAATGTTTGCGGGACACTTACGGCCTGGCTGTTCTCCAGCTCTTGCCAGCGATCGACTACAGCGGCGGTAAATTCTGGCGATAGCCTGGCGACTATCACCAGAGAATCACGTTTGTTGAACCAATACTCCTCGTATGTTTGCCCGTTTTGCGGGTGTATGTAGGGGGTGTGCGCCAACGGCGCGGTTAAAATACCAGCAGATGCAAGGCGCTCAGCTGAGCGCTTCACATCACCATGTTTGCTCTGCACCAGCCTGGCAATTTCACGGCTGGACATTGTCACAACACCCTTTGCGGTTAACTGATTCATGCTATTTCTCCATATCAGGCGGCTGCACCCGCCTTTTGATTTGCACATAATTCAGGAAGATTTGCTTCTACCAGCGCACGAGCGAACGGCGGCGGTACTGCGTTACCGCAGCGCGCTACCTGCTTGTCTTTGGCGTAACGATTGCCGCGATAGTCCTGATCGATAACGTAGCCGTCAGGGAAGCCCTGCGCCTTATAGAGCTCATGCGGTTGCAGCATGCGCATACCGATATCGACGATCTGATACTTAACCCCCTCGATCGTCACCAGCCATTCATTCTCGCTATCACCGCAGTAGGTTTCGAGGAATGTCCGGACCTCGCCAACGTGCTGGCCACCAGCGGTAATAGTCGGCATAGGTGTATCGATGGTTTGACCGTCACGGCAGGTTCCGCGCAGTTTCACCAGGTGCGACGCAACAACCGCGTGATGATCAACAGTAGTGACTGAGTGGGCTGGTTCATCCATACCAACACCCGGCCCCGTGTAATTCCCACCATAGTGCTTCGCCAGGAACGCGCTCACCGTTGCAAACTTATTACCACCAGCAGTGACCGTGCCGAGCGGGTTATTCAGTTGAAGAACACGCGGCTCTTGCCCTGGGCGTTCGCCGTACCCCATCTGGATCAGTGTTGGAGTTACCAGTTGCGACTTACCGCCACCACCTGCAGTAATCGTCGCGCTCGGTTCGTCAGCCCTGTGCCCAACACTGGCGCCAAACTGGCGGGCGATGACCGGCGCAACCACGCACGCGCGGGACTGCTTGAGGATTGTATGAGCGGGTTTATCCAGCGGGCGCGGCTTTGCCTGGTACTCACTGCCGCCATTGCCAGCCAGGAACGGTGTCAGGGCGGCCTCAACTACGCCAAGCGCATGCCCATTCCCACCCGGGCGCGCCGACGTACCAGCGGTGACAGTTGGAACCGGCTCGGTCACTGGCTGCCCGGTGGCCCCGGTGCGGAATTTAGTAAGATGCGGTACCGCCAGCGCGTAGCCATGCTTTTTAGTGATGGTCTGCAATGGCTCTAACAACGATTGCCCGCGGAAACAGTCATAACCACCTTTCGTCGTGGTGTGGTTACACTTCACGATGAAAGGTGATGCGCTTTCGATAACAAAGCGCTGGATGCCGCGCGCGATACGTTTGAGCGTATTTTCCGCCAGCGGCTTTTTGCGGTCGAAGATGGAACGGGCCGGGATGTTCCAGTCAATGCACTCCGCCGCGGTACGCCATGGCGCCAGCTTGCCGCTTTGTACTTCCAGTGATTTTGGATCCCCATGAGTCGCTTCAGGCCAATGAATCTTGCGGCCGTCACAGCGCATGACCATGAAGAAACGCTTTCTGATCGTCGGCGCGCCGTAGTCACAAGCGCGCAGCTCACGATAATCGACCTCATAGCCAAGCCCGGCGATCAGCTGTTGCGCCTGCTGGCCGTGCGGCTCAATGGCAAGAAATTCGCAAACCTCAGCCAATGCTGGGTGATTCGCCGCGATACCAGTCGACAGCATGCCGACAAATGCCTCGAATGTTTCACCAGCACGCTCAGGATCCGGGCGTAATTCTTCATCCAGCAGCGGGCCCCATGTCTTAAATTCTTCGACGTTCTCCAGCATCATGACTCGGGGACGCACTGCCAGAGCCCAGCGCAGGACAATCCA